TGTTGTTTTGTGTTTTCATTTTGTTATTGTTTTAAGTGTTAATGTTGATACAAATATAAAACGCTTTTTGCACCTGACAAATAAAATAATGCAAAATTATGCATATTTAGAAGCGTTCTAAATAAGTCATATATATATATTAAGGACACAAAGAAACTGCAATTTTTAGCAAAATAACGCAAAATAAAAAGTACTATGCGTGCATAGTATATTGAAAAAAGAAACCCCCAAAGGAAGCCTAAGGGGGGTATTGAATTCACAGGGGTATTGAATTGCTAGGGGTATTAAATTCACAGAGGGGTATTGAATTCACAGGCATAAACAAAAACAAAACTAGAAGTGTATATATTAGATTTATATACTGCCCGATATCATCTCCCCTCTTATGAACTTATATCTCTAATTTATCCTCCAACAGATACATCCATTCTTTATGAGTGGGCAGTACTGGTGGTTCTTCTTCTATTAAGCCCTCTAACGTCCTTATATGATGCGTTAAGAGGCTAGATAAGAGTGCCATCTCTTTAGAGCTAAAGTGTATAGCATAGACGGTCTCTTTATTATCATTTTGATATGTTCTCATTTGGTATTTTCTTTTTTCTTTTATGGTCTACTACGAAACCAGTTATAGGATTGTAAGGATAATCCCAGAAACGTTTTGGCATCTCTGGGTTGTATCTAATTACTTCTTTTTCTTTTAACATAAGGTACTGTTTTTATCTCTCCTTTGCTGTTCTGGAAGGTAGCTGTACCGTCTTTCCAGACTAATATACTGTTTACTGTTTTCCTTTTTCTCATATCTTATCAAAATTGTATTTGTCTCCTTCTATCTGAATCCAGTTTAAACGGTCTGTTTTGATCGTCCTGTAACCATTGGCGTTCATATCCCAGACAATAAGATTGTGTGCCTTACGTCTATCGTATTTAAGTCCTACGCCTTTTAAGTCTTTTTGTACGCCTACTCGGCAAGACATTGTGCGTTCTGTTCCATCAGCTTTAGTAAAGTTAGCTGAAAAGATTTTGCCAGTTGATACTAGGCTGTCGATAATGTCAAAGATAATTTTTTCCATTTTATTTGTTTTTTACTGCGTTCCTTATTTCTTCGTAATGTGTCTCCAATGCTATTGTTATTTTATGGAAGATCATTGGATAATCTTCTAGTAAAACGTCTACTATTTCTGAATCTTTAGATATGTAGAAGTCATCTGAATCTACGTCTATTTTCTTCATATTAGTGTCCGAATAATGGGTGAGTCTCCAGCTTAGGTTTGCCGTCCCATAGCTGCCCTATTCCACCATAATTACCAACCTTTACATATTTTTCTCCGTCTTTATATCTACGCATAAAAAGACGATTGCTAGATACTGACTCATTAGGCACAACCTCAATCCAATGCCCATTACATTCTGTCTTTCCAGTTTCAGACTTACCGATAGGCATAAGCTCTATCGAAGCTTTAGTTCTTCTTACTACTTTGTAGAAGTTTACGTTGGTTTGTTCGTAACCTCCGCTAGTGTAAATGATGTCGTTTAGTTTCATTGTATTTTCCTTTTAATGTGTTAAACTGGGTGCAATATATAACCTCCATCTGACATATGCAAATAAAAAGCAAAAAAAATATAAAAAGTAAAACCCCCTAGTGACTACCTAGAGGGTTTAACCAACAATTAACTAAATAAAACAAATGTTAAGTATGCACTCTTAACAATAAAAAATAAATTTATAGTTCAAAGATATATTTTATTTTGAATATACCAAACTTTTTTCTATCTAATTACATACATCCCTTTTGGATTTGTTCTAAGTAACAGATACTCAATAGCATACCTCATTGAATCTACTCCGTGATTGTATGCATCTCTAGGCTTTACACCTCTCACATCCCAGACGTAATTATTGAATTCTTTGACTAGGTTCTCACCATCTAAGTTTATATTGTAGTCCTGCATAAGAGCGATACCCGCTAGAATTGATCCCTTCTTTTTAACTGTAGGTGTTACATTCAGACCCCTTGAATTTAGTTCGGCAATCAATCTAGGCTCACTACTATCACAAACTATCAATTGCTTTCCAGCGTGTCTCTGGCATAGATCATATATGTTAGACGTTACTAGACCCTTCTTATAGAACATCTCCTTAACCCAAATAATCTTTCTAGTCTTATCTATAGAAACTTTAGTAAGTACGCTCTCATCCCTGCTAAATCCAATATCTAGCCCATAGCAAGTAAGTTGCATATCATCATTGAATTTACCCATTTGCCAATCATCAAAGACAACGCCTTCTGCTTTCTGCAACCATCCACCTAGTATCTGGTGTTTATATTTATCTGGTCTACGAATCTTCATATCCTCTACCTGGTTCACAAAAGACTCCGATAGATTGTCAATATTGTCTCTGTAGTCTGTATGGATATAGGTTACACCATCCCTACTGCCGTTAAATCCATCTGGAATACCTCTGTTCTGGAAGAACCTCTGGTATATCCAATGCTCCTTAGTAGTGGGGTTTAGAATCAACAAAACCTTGTTATCTGCTTCCTTAGAGCGTATAGAATAGTCAATCTTATCAAAAGACTCTTCGTCTACCAATTCTTCTGCCTCATCTAGTACAAAGGTGTTGATACCACTAATAGATTTAAGCTTCGCTGTTTGATCTCCAGAGGCTGTCTTAATACCAGAAAAATATATAAAGCTACCAGTCTGGGTATTCTTAATGTCATACTTAGTTACGTCAAATATATTGGCAACTCCCATTAAACCTAGCTTCTCTATAAATTCTGGGATAATAGACATCCCTGCCGAACTCATTGTATATCGAGTGAATAGTACACCTACGTTTCTGGCATACGTTAAAAGGGCTAGGTATATAGTAACCGCAAACGATTTACCAGAACCTCGCCCTCCTGTAATTACAATGTACCTATCCTTAGTCGTAAAAAGGGATTGGTATTTGGGATGTAGTTCTACTTTCTGCATTCTTATACTTTCTTATTATAATATTTACACTCGCCTGACTAATATTAAAATGATCTACAGTACGTCTAGTTCCGTTAATAGAATAATACCTATAGATTTCATCGTGGTCTAAATTCTTTCGACCTAATTTTATTCCATTTCTTTGGGCATCTCTAATATTGTCTTTTCTAGTTCCTAGCTTTAGGTTCTCTATTCTGTTATCACTTTTAACGTCGTTTATATGAAGAACGAATTTATCACCATCAAATGTTTTTTTACCCATCCATTGGTAGGCAATAAATCTGTGTGCGAATATGCAAACCTGAACTCCTTCAAACCTAACAACAAATTGTCTGTATTTGTTATGGTTGATAGTTAGAGGCTGCAATTTGCCGTTTGATTTAAGTATAGTTCCATCACCCTTAGCCCTATATCCTTTGTTGTATAAAGCTATTATAGCTCTATTTGGTCTGCTTAGTTTTTGTTTTTCCATTTTCCTTTGGTTTTAGTTCCTTTACTATCCTTTCTAGTACTTCAATTTTCTCCAGACAAAGGACTACTATCATTTCTAGTCTCTCTATCTTCTTTTGCATCTCTATTAGCTTCGATTCTTTCATTCTGTGGTGTTATATCTATTGTTTTAGGTTGTGCGAAGTCTATGATAGGTATATCAATCTTCGTCTTAATATCTATTTGTTGCATCTCTTTTGGTTTACCGTATCTATAGTTCATAAGGTAATCCCAGTGCTTTGCTGATCCATCCTTAGCCATCTTAGCTACCTCCACCCACATCTTCTCTTCACTTCCAAATACTTTCTTTAATGCAGATAATGTTAGCCTGGTTATATCTTTGTCGGCAATCTTTCTGGGTCTACCCTGTCCTCTAGACACACCCTTTACCGCACCGTTATTTTTTCTGCCATCTGGCTTCTTTTTCTCTTCTGCCATTATCTTTCAAATACTATCATTAACAGTAATATCAATCCCCCATACACATAAAACATACTATTGTTCTTTTATATTTTCTATTTCCTTTATAAATTCTTCAGCTACTAC